AAGTAGTTGGCTGACTCTCATCATTTGCTGGCACCTCTGGTATTTCAGACTCGGGTTTAGGTTGTTCATTACCGTTATCAGTAATTTCAATCTCTTGACCTTGTGTGTCTATCATAACATCTGTTTCTGGATTAGGGTCTGTTACAGCAGGTTTAGGGTCGCTAAAAGGTTGCGCCTCTACACCATTAAATATTTTACTTGCAACATCAACTCTTTGTTTATCTAATCCGTCTGCAACTTTAGCTCTTAAAGCGTCTTTAAAAGCCTCACCTGCGTCAGCATTTTTTCCATTTGATAAATCGTCTATGAATTTTTTTACATGTTCACTCATTATTTAACCTCTCTTGTGAATTCTCCTGAATCTGGTACTGCAATAATACCATCATCAATTTCTTTCTTAATTTGTTTATCTATTTGTTCAATATCTCTATCTGTTTGTCGTAATACATTCTTTCTTACATACTCAACAGAGAAATATTTACCAACATAATCTCTCATAGAATCGGCAACTCTCAATCTTTCCATTAACATTTCAGACTCTTTTAATTCTGCAAAGTGTCCGTCTTGTAAAAAGTCATATTGTACATGGTCTCTTAATATATGCCAATCTTCATCTGTAATTACAGCTTTTAAGACTAGTTGTGTTTTTAATATATCATTAAATAGTTCAGTAAATTTCTTTCTTAATCTCTGAACAAATTTAGTAAATTTAAGTTCATCTCTAGTAATTTCAGTTGAACGACCAAGATTAAAACCTTGACTCGCTTCTAATCTACTAGCAGGAACATTTAAAGAACGATATAGTTTCGCTCTAAAATATTCTATGTCTTGTATTTCACCAAGATTTTGTCCGCCTGGTAGTGTAGTAATATCTGTACCTCTACCACCTTCTCTACTTGGTAACCAAAAGTCTTCTAACATAGACATATAGTTTCTGTCATCTCTGATTTCACCTGTACTTGCGTCATAGACAAGTTTATTTCTATATCTTGCCATAACATCTCGTAAGTATTGTTCAGCTTTTACTTTTGGTAAATTACCAACATCAATCTTAAATATTCTTCTTTCAGGCGCTCTAGCAATTCTATAAATTACCGTTGCGTCTTCAATCATTCTTAATTGATTTACAGGTTTAATTGCTTTATGTAAGTAAGATAAGACCATATTTTTATTTTGGTCAATTAATCCTGATGGACAATAAGCAATTGTGTCTGGTGCAATCTTAATACCACCAGATGTTGTACCTGCTACACCTTTTTCATTGTATAGGTAATATTCTTGAAAATCATCTATGATAGAAAGGCCGTGTGGCGTAGGACCGTCAGGTCTTTTCTTTCTAACTTCTCTTACTTTTTTAATTTTTCTAGGGTCAATATATCTTAATTCAGTTATACCCTTTCTTGGCGAATCTCTATCAATTACTTTGTGATAGTAAACTCTACCGTCAACATACCATCTTCTAAAGATGTCATGCCCTTTTGTATTAAAGTTCATCAACCTTAATACTTCTTGAAATTCGTCCTCTATCTTTCGTCTAACTTCACTACCAAAAGGCACCTGGTCTAATTTAAGACGAATAGCATCCTTTAATTCATTAGCCACGACTGCTTCGTTGACAATATCCTCTATCGCCATATCACATTCGGGGTGTAATGCTATTTCTCTATATCTTCGTATTAGGTCCTGCTCTGTTTTGGCCTGACCTTCCATGTCAAGGTACTGACCAAAATAACCCCCAGCGGCGATGGTTTGTGTACCATCATCCGCTTGAGGTTGTGTAAAGCTTTGTTTTGGATCCGCTGTCTTTTTAAGACGAGTGATAGAAAATCCAAATAATTCAGCCATAATATTATTCCTTTGTATATACTACAATATATTTATATACTATGTAGTAGTATTACTTTCAAAGTATTGATACGCAAAAGTAACACCAAATTCTTCAATGGCGTCATTTTGGTCGTATGCCAACTCAATTTGCCCTATTTCAGTCGGAAAAGCACCTCTTAAAGTGTACGACTTAATAGTTGCACCGTTTCTATCTAATTGGTCAACAAATGCGTCAACTTGATAGTCAGCAGGATTTGTTAATCCTTCACCATCTGTCGCATTGTTAATACCATTTGACCATCTTTCAAATGCGTTTCTTAATTTGAAATTTGTATCATTTAGTACCGTGATTGTCCAATCAGCATATGTTCTATCACCAGCAATCTTAATTTGTCTGCCTCTAAAAGGTACCGTAAATGACGGTATAGTCATTGCCGGTAATTGAGTGCCTTTACATAAGAATGCTAGCTCTTCTATTTCTCCACCAACTTGTGAGTAACCAGGAAAAGGCATTGTTACCTTAAACTGATTACCTCTAGCGCCACCGCCTGCAAGTTTAGCTTTGAAGTCGTTAATGTTTGCCATTTTATTTCTCCTCTACCTTAACCTGCAACTTCGTCAAAGCTGACGCCAGTTCTAGTTGCTATGAATTGTAATGTAATGAAGTTGATACTTCTAGCAGGTTTCACAAAGATTTCTGCTACAAATTCATTTCTATCAATTACATCACCTGTATTGTTTGTTTCATCACAAACTACTAAAAAGTCTGTGATACCTCGTCTACCTTGTACTTCTCTTAAAAAAGGTTCTACAATGTTTCTAAAGTTCGCTCTTGTAAATTCATCATTGAATTCAAACAATTGGAATTTAGAAGCAGTTGATATTGCCTTCTCTAAAGTGATGAACAATCTTCTAACATTGATTCTATCAAATGCTGAAGGTGCTGTTAATCCAGTTTTATCACCGAAAAGAACCGTACCTTGACCTGGGAAAGTTGCCACAGGATTTACTCTTGCTCTGTACAATTCATCTCTTTGTGTTTTAGTTGGATTGAAAGCTAGTTTGATTGCGCCTCTAACAATACCTCTGTTTAGACCTGCCGGTGAGAACCAGCTGTCTGCAATAAGGTCAGTTCTAGCACATAAACCAGCAACATCACCGTTTAATGGTACAAATCTGTAAACATCATTGTATCTGTCATAAGCGTATTTGTAACCGCTATCAAATGTAACATATGAAGATGAACGAATAGTATTGAAAAATGCTATTACATTATCTTTTGCTGTGTTATCATCTGCAACATTAACAACATCACTTCTCTCTGGAGAAGCAAATACAACTGCGTCTTTTCTATTTTCTGCAATTGTAATTAGGTTATCAATGTGTGTTGCGTCACCATCGCCAGCCATGATTAGACTTACATCAACCGTTTCAGCGTCTTGAAATTTCTGATAAGCAGTTAATTTCTGTGCTGTTGTTGCTGCTGTTCCGTCTGAACCATTTGACAATGATACATTACTTACTGCTGTAACATCTGTGAATGTGATTCCAGATAACGCACTACCCCAGTTTGTTCCTGAAGAGTTGTGGTCCATCCAATAAATGTAATTTGATTTATTGTAAATTACATCTGGATAATAGTTCACATCTCCTTGTGGAGTTTTTGCGTCTGAACCTTTAGATACTGCGTCATATGTTTCTAACACATCACCTTTAGTTCCTGTGATTGCTCCATCTTCGTCAACTACAACTATATGAAGTTCGTCATTAGAACCACCTTTTGCCGAAGCAGCTGGTGAAGTTCCTGGCGCCTTATCAAATAAGTCGTAATACTTCCATCTTCGTCTTACAGCTGCACCGTTAGTTGGTACTGCATGAAGACCTGAAGAATCTGAAGTTCCGAAATGTTGAGGCTCTTCTTTTCTAACTATGTTTAAGTCATTAGTTGCTACACTAACAACTCTGTACTCATACTGGTCACCAAAGTTTACTATGTCGCCTGCACTTATTCCTGTTCCTGAAGTTACCGTAACAACCGTGTCACCAACTGCCATAGAGGCGTCAGCAACGGTAGTTTTGTTTACTTCTTCGTAAGCAGTAGCAGATGGACATGTAGAAATCTGTAAAGAGTTTCCAAATGCGCCAGCTGTTCTAGCCGCCCACAAACCAACAGAAGCAGAACCGTCAGCATAGTTATTTTGATAATCAGTAGTATTCTTTATTACAAATGTACTACCTGATTCAGTAGCATTTGATACAGATGAATTCTGTACTCGGACAACTCTTAAAGAATTAGAGTATGCTAAGAAGTTAGCAGCCGTGAAAAATCCCTCAAATGTAGTTGAGTTAGGTTTTCCAAATTTAGATACTAGTTCTTGCTCACTTGAAATACTAGTGATTTCATCTAAAGGTCCTTGTGTAGCCTGAATTGCTACAGCACCGATAGAAGTTGAAACCGCCGGTATAATTCTTGTAAGGTCTTTTTCCTGTACGAGAACACCTGGTGATACTTGAAATGCCATTAGGTTTTCTCCTTTTAATTAGCTAATTATCTTTAAATATTCAATACTCATAAGTTTTCTTATG